AAGCTGGACAAGCTAGATTCAAAAAAGATCACGAATAAGTCGTTGACATTGATACATATTTTAGTTATAATGTAGTTCTACATGGAGAAATTTATATTGTTTAAAAAAGCAGCGGTGTTTACCGACATACATTTTGGTATGAAAGGTAATAGCAAAGTACACAACCAAGATTGTGAAGATTTTGTTGATTGGTATATCCAAACTGCAAAAGAACACGGGTGCGAAACTGGTATTTTTTGCGGAGACTGGAATCATAACAGAAATAGTTTAAATCTTACAACAATGGACTCGGGTATCCGCAGCTTAGAAAAACTTGGTTCTGCTTTTGAAAACTTTTATATGTTTGCTGGTAACCACGATCTGTATTACAAAGACAAGCGCGACATTAAATCAACAGAATTTGCTAGGCATATTCCTGGTATCACTGTTATTGATCAAATGATAGTACAAGACGATGTTGCATTAATTCCTTGGTTAGTAGGAGACGAATGGAAAAAAATTCCAAGTATGAAAGCAAAATATTTATTTGGACATTTTGAACTGCCTAGCTTTTATATGAATGCCATGGTACAAATGCCCGACCACGGAGAGCTCAAGAGCGAACATTTTATTAATCAAGAGTATGTATTTTCAGGACACTTTCACAAACGTCAAAAACAAGGTAAGATACATTACATCGGTAATACATTTCCGCACAATTATGCCGATACTTGGGACGATGCACGTGGTATGATGATACTAGATCGTGAAAATGATCTAGAACCCCAGTATGTTAACTGGCCAGATTGTCCTAAATACCGTACTATTAAACTAAGCCAGTTGATCGACGAAGCAGATACTATTATCAAGAGTAAAATGTATCTTAGAGTATCACTAGACTGTCCTATTAGCTATGAAGAAGCTAGTTTTGTTAAAGAAACATTTATACAGCAATACAATTGTAGAGAAATTGTATTGATACCCGAGAAACAACTAGAAGACCTCAACACCCAATTAGATATTGCACAATTTGAAAGTGTAGACCAAATAGTCAGTAACGAAATTTTAGCTATTGACAGTAAAAACTATAATAAAAATCTGCTTTTAAGCATATATGGTGAACTATAACTATAATGATAAAGATCAAGGATTTAACCGTTAAAAATTTTATGAGTGTAGGTAATGTTACTCAGGCAGTAGACTTTAATCGAGAACAACTTACCCTTGTATTAGGAGAGAACCTGGACCAAGGCGGAGACGATACAGGATCACGCAATGGCACTGGTAAGACTACTATTATCAATGCATTATCGTACGCATTATATGGTCAAGCACTCACAAACATCAAAAGAAACAACTTGATCAACAAAACCAATTCAAAAGGCATGTTGGTTACTCTTAATTTTGAAAGAGATGGCAACAATTATAGGGTAGAGCGTGGAAGATCGCCTAATATTCTTAAATTTTATATAAACGATCAAGAACAAACCGATACTCTAGAAGATAACAGCCAAGGCGATAGCAGGAAAACACAAGAAGCTATTAGCGAACTGTTGGACATGAGCCATAATATGTTTAAACATATTGTTGCTTTAAATACCTACACAGAACCTTTTTTGAGTATGCGTACCAATGATCAAAGAGAAATTATCGAACAATTACTAGGTATTACAATTCTTTCTGAGAAAGCAGATGCTCTCAAAGAACAATTAAGACAAACCAAAGATAGTATTACCGAAGAAACATTGAAAATTAATGCTATTCAAACCAGTAACGAAAAGATCAAACAGAGTATTGAAACACTGATTAGTCGACAACGTGCATGGAAAAACAAACATGCACAAGATATACAACGTTTACAGAATAATATTGCAGAATTAGAGAAACTGGATATTGATTTTGAGTTGGATGCCCACGACAAGTTGTTGAGCTGGAATGAGTTTAATAATAAAATAACTGCCTTAAACAAAGAAAAAAGCACATTAGAGTCTGCACTACTACGAGCCACTGCTAGTGTTGATAAGGCAGTTAAAGACATCTCAAATTTAGATGATGCAACATGTTATACATGCGGACAACCGCTGCACGAAGACAAAAAAGCCGAAATTCAAACTAAAAAAGACAAAGAATTGCAAGATGCAACTGCATATCAAGAAGAAGTTGCAAACAAATTAATTAATGTTATGAAAGAGCTGTCTGAAATAGGAGATATCAACGGAAAGCCAAATACTTTCTACGAAAGTGCAAAAGAAGCATACGAACATCGTAACAATGTTGATAACCTTAAGGCAACACTAAGAAATAAACAAGAAGAAGATGATCCTTATCAAGCACAGGTCGATGATCTCAACGAAACTGCTATGCAAACTATTGATTGGGAGATTGTAAATCAGTTAAACGGATTAAAAGACCATCAGGACTTCTTATTGAAGCTGCTAACCAACAAAGACAGCTTCATACGCAAGAAGATTATTGATCAAAACTTGATGTATCTTAACAACAGACTCACATATTACCTTGACAAACTAGGACTGCCTCACCAAGTTCGATTTCAAAACGATTTGAACGTTGAGATCACACAGCTGGGTCAAGACCTTGACTTTGATAACTTGAGTAGAGGTGAACGAAACAGACTAATACTCGGTCTAAGTTTTGCTTTCCGTGACGTTTGGGAAAGCCTTTACCAAGGTGTTAACTTGTTGTTTATTGACGAACTTATCGACTCAGGCATGGACACTGCTGGCGTTGAGAATTCGTTAGCAGTTCTTAAAAAGATGGCAAGAGAACGCAATAAAAATATTTTCTTAATCAGCCACAAAGACGAATTAGTCGGAAGAGTTAATAATGTAATGAAAGTTATAAAGGAAAATGGCTTTACCAACTACGAAAACGATATTGAAATTATAGAATGATAGAAAACGATACACACGACAAGCTAATACTAGCAGTGTTGGAATATTTTGCATTAAATGAAATATTCCAACAGCGGCCTGCGGAACTAAAACGCCGAAGGGTTAGAAAGAAACTAGGAGAGATTAGAGATTTATCCAAACTTAGGCGCATCGAAATATTAGAAGAACACATTAGGCATGTAGAAGACGGCAGAAAAAATAATAATCCAAAAGAGGCACGCAAGGCAAATCCTAAAAATAACTAATGTATGAGCTGGACTTATCAAGGAAAAGAAGTTACCGAGATACCTCAGGGTGTTGAAGGTTTCGTATATTTGATAACCAATCTTACCAATGATAAGAAATATATAGGCAAAAAATTAGCCAAGTTTAAAACTAGCAAGCCACCACTCAAAGGCAAAAAAAATAAAAGGCGCGGAACACAGGAAAGTGACTGGAGAACCTATTGGGGATCATCAGATCATTTGAACGCAGATATTGCTGCATTAGGCGAAGACAAATTTACTAGAGAAATATTATATTTTTGTCCCAGTAGAGGCATACTTAGCTATATGGAAGCCAAAGAACAATTTGATAGGCGAGTTTTAGAATCTGACGAATACTATAATGGTATTATTAACGTTAGAGTAGGCAGTTCAAAAATATTACAAGAACATTTAAAAAATTTAAAGGCTATATAGGACTCTGTAAAAATCCAAGAATCAGCCGAGGTAATGCTCGTAGCCGGTGGTGTGGATCGTCCAAAGGTAAGAACTAACTTAAGGTTTAAATGATACGGGCTCTGAGAAAAAGCAACCCGTAGGTAAGTGATTTCGCTTGATAGGGATCAACTGCCTTCCGTTGATAAGACGAAGCTAGAGTAAGGGGTACAGGTCAACCGCCTCTGTTAAAATGTATTATACATTTTAAATCTCTTTTATTAAGTGTGATGAGAGCAACTCGAATAATGTTCAAAGTCACTTCGTCCTTGAGCGGGCGAAGTATGACTACACAATCTGAATAATATTAAATGCATATGCCTACAGCATATGCTCAAGTGCTATACTAACTAAGTAATCTTAGTTCATCTAAATTAAATAAAACGTGTTGAGCGATAGCGATAACACAGTTGAACAAAGTTCAACTCATAAGTATAAATAACAATATAACTTGAGCAGTGAGTATGAACTAATGAAAATCGATGATCTAAATGAAAACTTTGAACTTGATGAACTTAATCTTGGATTAACTCGCAAAGGTCGTGAAATCAAAAGAGCAAACAAAGTAGCCAAAGGAGA